GGAGGTCAATGAGGAGCGCGATGCTGGCGCTGAGGTGGAGAAGATTAACCTCGAGGTAGACGCCTTGGTCGAGTGCAAGAACATGAGTATCGAAGCCCTTGAGCACGTCTCTCGCATCTTGTTGGGTGTCGACCCCTCTCGCCTTACCACCTCGGAGTTGCGCCGCGATATGCTCATCTATGTGCGTCGCGACCCAGAGACATTCCTTCGTGTGGTCAACGACCCAGACTTGAAGTTGCAGTCTAAGATTCAGAAGTTCTTCGACGACAAGCTCCTGTCTTTCCGCCGCAACAAGACGGAGATTTGGTTCAACGGTCCCACCAACAAGCGCAAGCTCCTGACGATTCCTTTCGGTGAGGACCCTGTGGCTTTGGCTACGTCCTACCTCCTTAGCGACGAGGGCCTTGACACCCTCCGCGCCCTCGATACGTTGCTTGAGGAATGACTACCTTCGGGGTAGATTTTTTTTTACCATGCAGAAATTCCTCAACATCAAAGGCACCGCCGCAACGGCCTTCCAAGGCAACCAGCTTGTTTCTCTGAACGGCCTGAAGACTATCCGCGCCGCTACTGCCACTGACACTGACACCCTCCTTCAATACGAGGACGGCTCTACTACCACCATCGTTACGGCTGCTCAGACCGACTTCAATGTGCAAGTCCAGTTGCAAGAGGCCGTGGAGGCGGCGCTTCAAACGTCATGGACGAACCCCGTCTACGACGTTACGTTGGTTTTGACTCCGACTAGCATCGTCAACGCATAAGCGTATCACTTACTACTAGAGAAAGCCACCTTCGGGTGGCTTTTTCGTTTGGCGCTATCTTAGAGGAATGATTGATTCAGTCCGTCAAACCGTATTGTCGATTCTCAATAAGAACAACTACGGTTACGTCTCCCCTTCTGACTTCAACCTGTTCGCTAAGCAGGCGCAGCTAGAGATTTTCGAGGGGTATTTTAATGAGCTCAATAAGGCTATCAACGCAGAGAACGCTCGCATGTCTGGTACTGACTATGCGAATATGACCAAGGGGCTCAATGAGGATATCGATGTCTTCTCCGTGTCTAAGCCTTTGGACTTTGAATCTGGCAACCGCTTCTTCACGCCGAGCATAGCTACCACCGGTGACGACTACTACCTTCTCAATAAGGTCTTGGTCTTAAACTCTGAGGCAGAGCCCGTTACGCACAGCCGCATCACCATGCTGGCTAACTCAAACCTGACGGCACCGTCGGCTCAGTACCCTGCCTATACCATCGATAACCCCGCTGCCGGTCAGGTCATCACTCTCTACCCTACCGGCACTACCTACGCTCAAGGCGATGTCCAGTGCCAATATGTGCGGTACCCCCTCGACCCGAAGTGGACGTACATCACGCTGGCTAACGGAGAGCCTGTATTCAATCAGTCGTCTACTGACTACCAAGACTTTGAGGTACCCATCGATGATGAGACCCGGTTGGTATATAAGATATTGCAGATGGCTGGCATGAGTATCCGCGAGGGCGACATCTTCCAGTACGCTAACGCTGAAGAAATCCAGAACGAACAGTAATGGCATATATCACAGACTACCAGTACTACGAGAACGGCGGTGCTGCACCAGAAAATGCCAACTGGGGCAGCTACCAGTACGTCTCTCTAGAAGATATTGTCAACAACTTCTTGTTGATGTACAATGGCAACCACTCCCTTGTTAATAACGAGGAGCGGTACAAGATTCTATTCCATGCCAAGCGTGCTATCCAAGAGTTGAACTACGACTCTTTGAAAGAGATTAAGATTCTCGAGCTCAGCGTTTGTGACAGCTTGCGCTTCGTCCTCCCTCCCGACTATGTCAACTGGGTTCGCATCTCCTTGTATAAGAACGGTGTCTTGCGTCCTTTGACGGAGAATATCCAAACGAACTGGAGCTCAGCGTATCTCCAAGACAACAACTGCCGCATCCTCTTCGATGAGACGGGAGCTATCCTACGCCCTCAAGACTCTACCATCGATTACGATAGGATTACGGGAACCAAGCAAAGCATCTACCTCAACGGCAACAGTCAGTTCGACGGGCAGCCGGGATACTGCTGCGATGGCCTTTGGTATTTCGACTACAATATCGGGGCCCGCTACGGATTGAATACCGAGACAGCCAATGCCAACCCTACGTTCAGCATCAACAAGAAGGGTGGCGTCATCAATTTCAGCAGCCAGATGGCTGACGAGCTGTGTATCCTTGAGTACGTCAGCGACGGTATGGAGGGCGGCAACAACGCTGAGATTAGCGTGAACAAGATGTTCGAGGAATATGTCTACGCATATATCCAGTATGCTATCCTCGATGCTAAGTTGGGTGTGCAGGAATATATCGTGGGTCGGGCGAGAAAGAAAAAGAACGCGCTCTTGCGCAACGCGAAGCTTCGCGTCAGCAACATCCACCCCGGTCGCTTGCTGATGAATATGCGTGGTCGCGATAAGTGGATTAAGTAATGGCAAACCTCGTACGGAACTTCATTAAGGGGCGCATGAACAAGAGCGTCGACGAGCGCCTTGTCCCCAACGGAGAGTATATCGACGCGCAGAATATCCGCATGGGGTCCACCGAGGACTCGGAGATAGGGGCTATAGAAAACACCAAGGGGAATACGCAGCTTACGACGTTGGTATACCCACCTACGGGCACGGCCTTGAGCGCCAATGCCACCTGCTTGGGGGCGTATAGCGATGGTGCCAACGAGTCCATGTACTGGTTCGTCCATGACCCTTCGTTTGTTGACGGCGGTTATGCTGGCGTCCTCGACCTCATCGTCTCGTACAATATGCGCAACGACTTGCTGACGTACCATGTGGTCAGCACAAGCGCATTGAACTTCGACCCTCAGTATCTTATTACGGGCATTGACTTGGTTGATGACCTGCTGTTCTTTACCGACGACATCAACCCCCCTCGCCGTATCAATGTCGGTCAGGCTTACCCCCAGCCTGTAGCTTTTGCTGACAGCGGACTTCTGTATGAAGACATCCTCGTCATCAAGCGCCCACCTTTACAAGCCCCTTTGGTAACGCCTGTGGCGGTGGTGTCTCGCGAGGACTACATGGAGGACCGGTTCCTGTGCTTTGGCTACCGTTGGGAGTATGCCAACAACGAGTACTCGGCCACGTCACAGTTTAGTGCTCCCATCTTCGAGAGCGAGCCATTCGCTTTCACCACCGAGTCGTACCTCAACGAGGGTATGGTCAACTCCGTTCAGGTGTGCGATGTGACAGTACGCACGGGAAGCTCTATAGTCAAGGGTATCGACATCCTGTTCAAGGAGATGGATGACAATATCATCCGCGTCATTGAGAAGGTAGATAAGGCTGACTCTGCTTTGGCGGACAACTCCGACTATACCATCCAGTTTAGCAAGCAGAAGATTTTCACCATCCTCCCTGAGAGCGAGATTCTGCGGCTGTATGACAACGTGCCTAGGCTGGCTAAGGCACAGACCTTGATGGGCAATAGGATTGTCTATGGCAACTACCTCGAGGGGTACGATATGCGCAACCTGAACGGGCTTAACGTCAAGCTTGGGTTCAATGCTTCCCTTGTTCGTTCGCCTTTGGATAGCCCCGATGGCGTCAGCCCTGTAACGCCTTCGGCTCCGAGCCTCCACAGCAACCGCGTTTATGAGATTGGTATCGTCTATATGGACGAATATGGCCGGTCTAGTACGGCACTTGTAGCCCCCAATAATAAGGTAGAGATTGACTGCGGTCAGTCTATTTTCCAAAACCAGATACGGGTTACGATACCGTCCCTTATGCTGGCTCCAGCTTGGGCTGCGCGATACAAGTTTGTCATCAAGCCCGATAGCGAGAACTACGAGACCATCTATACCAATCAAAACTTTGAGTACCCTGCCGACTCAGGAGAGGTGTATTTCCTGCTCGAAGGGGAGAACGCAGCCAAGGTTGAAGAGGGAGACAGGTATATCGTAAAGAGCGATACGTCTGGTGCCGTTACGTCTTGTACTTACGCTACCGTATTGGAGAAGAAGTCTTTCGCCGAGGGCGAGCTAGACGATACGCCGGGCACCCCTGTTCCAGCTATTTCGGGTACATATATGAAGATGAAGCCCGGATTCACTTACGGCCTTCCTTCCGGAGTGGAAAATATAACCCCCGGAGAGCAGTCTGCCGGAACCAACGGTGGTGATGACCAGCGCACAGAGGGAGGAGCGCAAGTAGCGGGCGACTATCCATATTTGGTTTACACCGGTTTTGATTTGGACGACATCAAGACTGGTACGCGGATTAGGCTCACCATAAGCTTTACTCGTCAGGGTCGCGGAGATGCTAGTTGTGAGACTAGAACCTTAGACTTTGACCATACATGGGAAGTCGAGGACGACTACTTAAATATTATAGACTGGTTCTACGGAAGTTCGGGTCCTTCAGGTATCGCTAATGACGTAATTGACACCATCGAAGCTGCGGAAGGTGTTTCTGGCGACCCTGCTGTAGACGCTCCGACAAATGAGGTTCAGGCGGCCACCGCAAGTGCTCTCCCAAACTTTGGAATAGGGGGTAATGGTTTGGTCAACAAGTTGTTTTTTAACCAGACGGGAACCGCCGACCCTGAGTTTGTAATTATCGGAACCAACAAGTGTTCCGGTGGATTTGGCTCTGGCAGCAGCCCCAACCGCCGCTCAAGGATTAAGTCCGAGTGGACGATAACGCGCTCTACCGACGCCATCGTTTTCGAGACGGAACCGCAGCCAGCTTTGCCCGACCTGTGGTATGAGTCGAGTGCATCGTATGTTGTTGACCCGTTTGGTAATCACTATGGTAACGTGCAGAATCAGATTAATTCCATTGGTCAGTCCGGCATTACCGACACGGCGTTCTTCAACTGCATCAGCTACGGCAATGGCGTAGAGAGCTATAAAATTCGTGACTCCATTAGCGGTAAGCCCATCACCTTGGGCAACCGCGTTACTACGACCAGTGACGAGAGGTTCTCTGAGGTGCGACGTTTTGCTGACCTGACGTACAGTGGCGTTATCAACGATGAGACCAACATCAACAAGCTCAATGAGTTCAACCTTGGGCTGCTCAACTTCAAGCCGCTAGAGGACAGCTATGGGCCTGTAGAGAAGCTGTTCGGAAGGCGTACCGATATCCTCACGTTGCAGGAGGATAAGATTAGCTACGTCTTGGCGGGTAAGAACCTGCTTACCGACTCTACGGGAGAGAGCGTGGTTACGTCGGTACCTCAGGTACTGGGTACTCAGGTGGCCCGCGTAGAAGACTTCGGTATCAGCAACAACCCCGAGAGCTTTGCCGAGTGGGGGCCGCATAAGTTCTTCACCGATTCCAAGCGTGGCTCTGTCATCCACCTCTATGGCGATGGGCAGAAGGAGCAGCTTGAGGTCATTAGCGAGAACGGTATGCGGAGTTGGTTCCGAGACACATTTATATCTGACTTCAATACGCAGAAGCTTGGGGGTTACGACCCATATATGAACGAGTATGTGTTAGCAAGTAACGAGGTCTTCCTACCCGGTCAGGAAGATTGCATCGAGTGCAATACGATACAGACGTTTACACTGACCCTAGCGCAGCAGTCGTTTTGCGTCAATCTTGGCAACAACGTTGGCCCTGTACCTGTCAATTACGCCATCATTGACCCTGTAGCTGACGACGATGAGTTTACGATTACGACAACCTACGACGGAACGAGTGTGACCACCGGGCCTATTACCAGTGCGTCTCAACCTCCTGTTCCTAGCGTCAATAAATACTCTATTATTGAGAACACGCTAAGTATCGACCTTGACTATACCCCCGGGGTAACGGGGCGTCCCTTCGTTGTGCAGATTCAGGTCAAGTGTCCCGACGCAGCGGACTTGAGCCTGCGTTTGATTACGCTAAACCGTACTGAAGACGCTGCCCAATCTATCCACAGCGAGTTCCAATGGGTTGACGGGATTTTCACTTCCCCCCTTAGTAGTACTGCGGTTAAGTTTTTGGCAGGCACCAACCCTGTTATTTCCAACTGGCAGGATTTTACGGTGTCTCAAGGCGCCAACCTCGGCCCTACCAACGGGAGTACCGTTATCATGGCGTACAACAGGATTGGTACGGACAACTATACGATTCGCCCGACGGACCGCTTCCGTTGGCTGCGTAGCAGCACTAGGTATGAGCAGGCCGATATCGCGAGCCTTCTTGCCGACCCTGCTATTTCGGACCTCGTCCCTGCTGGCGCAGACCCCGAGTACAAGGCGGATTTCTTGATGCCAAGCACTAGCGATGAGTACCTCTACCTAATCTGGGATTATAGCGGCGCGACACCACCGCCTGAGGAGTTCCTACTCGACACCTACACGGGCGCGGCGGCGGGATACTCTACGCGGCGCCTTGCGTCTTCGGCCACGGTCTTGATGCGCGTCCGTAGGGAGACCGCAGGAGGCACAGGAGACGACGACGAGGCAGACGTAGCTTACGACTCCAACAACGAGCTTTCTCTGGACTCAGCTATCAGCAACGCAAGCGCGGGAGTAACGGCGACAACATTGGGGCAGTTCCTAAACGTGGGGACGGTAAACGGTACCACCTACACCAACCCCGATTCTTTGACCGTTACGGCCTCGTGTTTCGTGGACGAGTGGAAGGACCAAAGCGGAAACGCAAACCACGCGGAGCAAACGGTCCCAGCCCAGCAACCGCAAATCCATTCGGGGACGGTCAATACGGACCTGATTACTGAGAACGGGAAGCCGGCAATAGAATTCGACGGTAGCAATGACTACATGGACTCACCTACAATGACAGTTACCGACGGAGAATTCATGCAGTTAGGTGTTTACGCAACTAATTCAAACACCGCAAATAGTGCAGTAGCTACCATCGACACAACTGTACGAGTGGCGCAAACGCTTATGTTCCCAAACACAACACAGATACGACTACTAACCTTCAATAGTTCGGGCGGCATTGATGCTATAATTGGTGCAGCAACTACAAGCGCAGGAACCCAAACTTTAGCTACTGCGCACGTTTTAAGTGGTCAAGGTGAGGTATTTGTAAATGGCACGGGGGCCTTAACTGGAAGCGTAAACGTTAGGACCGACCAAACAAATATCAGAATAGGTAACAACAGTGGTGCAAATGCGGCTTTAGACGGACGCATTCAGGAGGTTATACATTGGCCAAGCGAACAAACTAATAGGACCGACATCGAGGAGAACATCAACACCGACTACCTCATCTACCAACCCACCGACCAGCCTACGTCAGGACTGCTCTACGATTACGGCAGTGCTACAGGTGGTACCGACGCCGCCGCCGCGTACTCCGTCCGTCAGCTCTCAGACAAGGCGGTTATCTGTATGCGTATCCGCAGGGATATGGGCGCGGGTAATCCCGGCGATGATGACGAGATAAACATCGGCTTTGATGCAAACGGCGACCTTGACACTCAGGCCATCGCAGACTTCTGTACGACAGGTACGGGATACGTCACCCGCTGGTGGGACCAGTCGGTCAACGGCAACCACGCCGACCAGCCTGTCGGAGGTACGGGAAGCAACGCACTACAACCACAGATTTACAACGGTACTGCGGTGATTACTGAGAACGGGAAGCCAGCGCTATCCACTAACGGAAGTCAATACTTGACTTACAGCACTATTTCGTTTACGTCTGACTTGTGCTTTGTGAACGTCCAAACTGCACAAGTTTCGGCCGCGGGCTATGGTGGTGCGAGTGGACACTTTGGTTCCTTTTTTGTTACTACAACGCGTATGCGATGGAGATTCAGCGGCAGTTCAAGTGACCTTTTAAACTTCCCAGCAGCTACCGCTGGCGACCAATACACCTCTTTCGTAAATCGTGCAAGCGGTACCGTGACGATGTACTACAATGGTGTAACCTACGGGTCACCCGATACAAACACGGGTACAGCGACATTCACGCAACTTATGGCGGGCAACGGTACAGGCGCGTTAGGATTAAATGGCAACAGTCAAGAGATTATTTTCTGGGCAGCTGACCAAAGCAGCAACCGCACGGGCATCGAGACCAACATTGACAACTATTTCCAAATACCATAATGGCTACAGTATACCTCCCCGTAGA